CAACAAAAAAGAACGCAGTAAAGAATCCAGTAGCAGAGAAATTTGTATTCATGGATAAAACAGTTAGTATCCTAAATGTAGGATTTTCTACAGCTAAGAATGTTATTTTATATGGTCCAGGTGGTCATGGTAAATCAGAAATCACATTAGATTTCTTAAAAGCTAAAGGTATTGATCCTTTCATCCAAACTATGGGTACAGGTATGACTACAGACAGATTGTTTGGTGGTCTTGACATTCCTACATTCGAAACAACAGGTAAGATTGAGTATTTAGTACACAATTCATTCATGAATCATGAATATGTTATTTTCGAAGAGTTATTCGATGCACCTGATTTCATCTTAGAGCAATTGAAGGACATCTTATCATCAGGTGTATTCAGAAATGGTACACAGATATTTCCTATCAACACCAAGTTCATCATCTGTTGTACTAACAGAACTCGTGATGAATTCTCTAAGAACATGTCATTAAAGGCATTGATGGAGCGTTTTCCATTAGAATTGAATGTTATCTGGGATAACTATACAGAAATCAGTTACAACAAGTTGCTTGAGAGCAAGTTTGGTGTTGATAATGTAGATCCAGTGATTCCATACTTATTACAAGAGTATGCTAAGAATGGTATAACCATTTCACCTCGTGTTGCTGTTACAGCATATCAAGTGTATGATGAATGTGGTCCAGAATCATTGTCATTCATTGCAGAGTTTGCAAAGAAACCATCTTTGATCTCTGAAGCAATCAAGAAGTTTGAATCAACAATCAAGTTCAGAGAGTTGTCTGCAGCTATTACATTTAGCATCGAGACTCTAACAACTCTACCATTGGTATCTAGAGAAGATGAGCAGTTACATAAAGGTGCTATTTCAGATCTTAAGAAACAATTAGCTGATATGAAAGGCTTAACAGTGGGTGATGATGTTGTACATGTACACTCACAGCTTGTTAAAGCAGCTACATCTGCTCTTGAGAAATTTGAGAAGAACTTAACTATTGCTTCATTTATCTAATGGCAAAGTATTGGGATGATGAGTATGATGACTACTACGGTAGTTATTATGCTCCCACCTATACTCCTAAAAAGAGTAGCGGAGGTTGGAAGAGTAAGTATGGAGGAGGTGGTTGGTCTAAATCAGGCTGGTCATCATTCTCGTATACATGGGATTATGGTAGTGTTGATAACAATGATGATCTGTTTGTTAAAGATCCAGTTAATTATCTAACACCAACAGCTGCAGAGATCAGAAAGAAAGTGCATGCACCTAAGCAAACATCTATTGATACAATCAAAGAACTAGCACGTATATGCTATTACAAAATGATTGATGAAAAAGAATATGTAGCTGAGAAGTATGCAGACTATGATAAACTAACTGAATCTGAACAAGGTGAGTATCAACAAAAGAAAGGTCTTTACGATAGTATATTTGAGCAATTCATTCCTGGATTCTCTCCATTAGAACAAGCTATATCTATCTATTTGAAACTGAAAGGTCAATCAAGTAGAGAAGAAAGAGAAGAGAGAGATGAAGATCAAGAGATAGATCTTACTAAAAGACTTGACTTTGATAGACAGTTATATTCTGATCCAACAATCAATGAGCAGCTAGATCTTAACGAGCTTAGTAAAGATAGAAAGATGGAGATTATGAACCATCTATCTCTTGTAGGTCAGTTTGGTAGTGAGTTCAAGGTGGAGAAAGAAATCTCTGAGAAGATAGTTGCTAACTCTGATCAGTATGCCACTATGATTATGAGAGACTACTCTCAGATTCATATGATGAATCTAATGCAGAAGGTGTATCCAAACTTTAGAAGTAAGTTCTTAACTAAAGACTTGACAGTGAATGTACCTGTTGATAGAAAAGAACAGATTCAAAAGATCATTATCCTTCTAGATTACTCAGGAAGTATGCATGAATATAAGAAACAGGTGTGGGTTAATGCTATATTAATCGACAGGTTCAGATATGTAATGAAGGGAGAAGCTGAGGTGTTCTTTAGTTATTTCGTTCATGATGCTGAAGATCTTCAGTTCCAACATATCAAGGATAGAGATGATGTAATTAGATTCTGGCAAACGTTCTCTAATGAACCTAATGGTGGTGGTACAGCAATTGGTGATATAGTTCAATATGTTGCTGATGAAGTGATGCACAGTCATAGGTTACATAACCTAGATATAGATTTATCAGAAGAGAAACCAGAAATCTTAATCATCAATGATGGTCAAGACTCTGTTGGTACTGATGCATTTCCATACAAAGTGAATGCTATTTCATTGATGTCATTCAGTGAAGAGCTAAAAGACTTATGTCTTGCTACAGAAGGTAAACAGATTGAGGTTACATATGATCTTGAAACGTTTGCTTATTCTAAAGAGGCAGGAAAACAACAGTTAAGAGAATAACCAAGTCCCTCTGTTAACGCAGAGGGATTTTAATTTAAACATCATGGTAAATAAAATCTTCATGACATTCATAATCGTTGTATTATGGATCTTTGCATCAATTTGGTGCTTCAATCATATAAATGCCTGGATTGGGATAGGGCTGTTTATATTAGGAATATACATCTCAACAAAACAAATTTTTAATAACAATAAAAAATCAGAAGAATGAAAAAATTAGTATTATTAGCATTGGGTGTTGTATTATTAACATCATGTGAGCGTGTGGCACCAAATTATTATGGTGTATTAATGGAAAACTATGGTAAGAATGGTAAAGATGACTATTCTAAACAACAGGGGAGAGTTTCTACAATGTCTCCAGGTACAGAATTGTTTCAAGTACCAGCATGGGAACAACGTGGTGTGTTCACTGATGAAGAAGGTAATGATCGTACATTACAGATCAAAGCAGCTGATAACACAGCATTCACATCTAAACCATTGTATTCATATAAAGTGATTCAAGCTAAAGTGGTTGATGTTGTATTCCAGAACGCAAGACTTGGTTCAGGAGATGATTTTATGACAGCTTTACAAGATAATGTATTAGAGCCTCGCATTTATGACATCATTAAAGAAGCATCAAGAAGTTATACAACAGATGCATTAATGGCTAATGGTGGTTCATTGAAGTTTGAGAAGTATGTTCAGGACATTGTTACTAAAGAGTTTGAGAAATCAGGCTTGACATTAATTAGCTTTAGTCTTAACTTAGATTTCTCATCAAAGGTGAAAGCTAAGATTGATTCTAGAAACGAGGTGAATACAAACATCTCTGTATTAGATCAACAAATAGCTGAGCAAAGAAAACGTAATGAGTTAGAACAACTAAGAACAGAACAAGCAATCATTCGTTCTAGAGGATTGACTAACGAGATATTACAAGAAAGAACTATATCTAAGTGGAATGGAGTTCTTCCTTCTACATATTCAGGAGGAGGTCTTCCTTTTGTTAAAACAGTTAGATAGATATTTGTTTTATTAATCCCTGTGAAGTATATTTGCAGGGATAGTTATGTTTCATATCAATACAGTCAGTTTAAAACTCACTAGAGTGATATAAAAGATAAAATAGCTAAGCTGTGTAAAGCGTCAGAACTTATAATCTGTTAGAAGCTTGGGTTAAACATTGAATACCTGATAGTGTGCATAACTTGTACCTTGAAAGACTATCGAAGATGCTATCAGTAACGGTAGATGTATTGAAGCCTTGAGAAAGCTTAGCAGAACAGATGAAGTTGAATAAACGAGTGCCTGATAAAGAGGATAACACTTACACGTTAACTGCTCTTACAATACAAATGAGTTCTCAGCAAGTAGTGACTAAGTAAGAATTTATTCTTACAGTTTTTAAAGAGATGAATTAACATACCCACTACGTGACCCTACTCTTAAGTAAGCACAGGGGGCTAACCTTGAAGGCTATAAGAAAGAGGGTGCTAAATTTTAATTCAGGCAAACAGTTATACTAATCAGCTTCTGTAAAAAGTAGATTAATGGGCCCAACAGGTATCGATTGCTAGTTATAGGTCTTACAATTCAGCCAGAGAGATAACTGTAAACTAAGATGAATTAATTAAATGGCAAATCAATTACTCGTGTAGTATCTCTAGGAGACAACGCACAAATCGAAGCTAACATGAACAAAGTATTCTCTTTATTAAGAGAAGAAGTTGCTGTAGCAGCCTAAACATTCAAAGATTTCTCAGTTAGATTAAACTGAGTGGTGGTTTTTTGACTGTTTACAGTCGATCCTCTTCCCAAATTTAGTAGATTATTAGGAAGTAAATAACATTAGAATCTGCAAAAAGCTGTATAAAATTGTATTATCGAAGTTAGTAAGACGAGAGTTCGAATCTCTCTGGGTCCACAGCAGTTACTTGACGCAAATAGCACAGTAACAGACATTGGGTAGTTTGCATGCCACGAATGTTAAGTCCTTTCCACGCAGAGAAGGAGTTGAGTACTTATGGGAAGAAGTGTATACCAAGTTCCAATCTCAACACTAAGGCTATCAGAAATGGTAGCCTTTTTTATTTGTATTTATCAATCCTTAATAATAAACAACAATGAAAAAAATTGAATTACAACCAGTGGATTTTTACCACTTCAGAAAATTAGCGTTTGCAATTAGTCTTGCATTCGGATGTACAATGACACATGGTGTGTATATTGTAGAAGCCAGTATAGACCAACTTGAAAAGTTGGGTTATTAAGGAGGGGAATGATGGGCTCTGTAACAAGAGCCCTTATTTCTTTTGTTTAATTTAAAAACATTACACTTTTTGGTAATAATTTAATGTATTACGCTTAATGGTAATAAAAACAAATAAGACTATGAATAAATTTGAATGTAGTGAGTGTGGTACCAAGTACAGCTCACCAGAAACAACACCACCTCCAGGAATCAAATGGAGTGATGGTCATGTATGTACACCTAAACCTGTAAAGTAATGAGTACGTATATGTTTAGTGATCCACATTTTCATCATGAGAATATGGCAAAGCGTAGAGGGTTTTCATCTGCAGAAGAGATGAATGAGCTCATTGTAAAGAACTGGAACAACACTATATCGAAAAGAGATTGTGTGTATCTTCTAGGAGATATTACAATGGAAAAGAAGCAATATGAGATCTTGTCTAGATTACAAGGAATCATACACGTGGTGCTTGGTAATCACGATCAAAAACAACATGTAAGAGAGATGTTGAAATATGTGCACAGTGTATCAGGTATTATATATTACAAAGATGTATGTATCCTATCACATTGTCCTGTTCATCCACAAGAACTTACATATAAGAGAGCACATTACAACATTCATGGACATGTTCATGAGAACAGTCTTAATGATCCAAAATACATCAATGTATGTGCTGAGATGATAGATTACACACCAGTAGAATTTAATAAACTAATAAAAGTATAAGATATGAAAGAAGAACCTAAACAAGAAACACTTGAAGAATTAGCTGAAAAGTTGCAGGAAGAGATAAAATATGGGGCAAGTATATCAGATATTATTGATACTTTAACTAAATGGCAACAAGAGCAAGACAAGAAAATGTATAGTGATGAAGATATAACAAAATTCGTTTCGTTTGTAGGTAAAAACTATATTAAAGCAAAAGGATTTTATTATATAAAAGGAGATTTTGAAAAGAAACATAAAGTTTCAATACATCAAATACTTGAACAATTTAAAAACAATTAAACACCGATTGCAAGGTAAAGTGCTACAAATATTATGGGAACAATATTATTAAAATTACCGATTAAAATTAGACCAACAGTGCAAAATGATGGATATGTAATCACAGATGCAACCGATACTGAACATTTTTTTTACAATGAAAAAAATAAAGAAGAGTTAATTTATGACGGTTTTTGTACCACAACAAAACCTATTATAGAAACTGAAAATAATAATAATTAATCCCGATTGCAAGGATAAGTGCTACAAATATTATGAACTCATTAGACTTTTGCTATTGGCTACAAGGCTTTTTTGAATTATCAAAAAAATCTCAATTAAAAGAACTTGATGAAAATCAAGTTCAGACAATCAAATACCATTTAAAACTTGTTTTTTATAAAGAAACACCTGATAATTGGAATGAACAAGAAAAAGGGAATTTTGGAACTTGCGGTATTTCAGAGCCAATTTCAGAACCAAAAGAATTAAATTATTAAAAAACCAAGAAACCGATTGCAAGGATAAGTGCTACAAATATTATGGAATTAATAATAGGATTGATGGGTGTTGGTAATGATGGTAAAACATTATATTTACCAAATGGCAAAAAACTTTTTAAAGTTCCAAGTTTTTTAGCTTGGAGGTTGCAAAAAATTCAACACAAAATTTCTTACTTAAGTCATAAGTAACCAAATACACCTCACGATGTAAAGGTTAATCGTTTTTATTATGAGAAAGAAAACAATTAGAATACCTATTTATGAGTGTGATTTAACTATCATATTAGATAAAGACTTGTCTTATATAGAAAAGAAATATAAGACAAAATCTTTGTCTGATTTTGGAGCAGTTACATTAGATAAAGAAGCAGGGTACAGACATTATGTTGTAGCTTTTACAGACGCAACTCATCTAAGTAATATAGCACACGAAATAGTCCATTTAAAGAACTCTATATATATAGACTGCGCAATGGATGTAAATAGATACGATGATGAACCTGAAGCATATTTAACAGGTTGGTTGTTTGACCAAATAAATGATTTCTTAAATGGTAAAAATCAACAAACAACCATTGATCAACAATTTTTAATATTAAAAGATACTCTTGAAGAAATGTTAACAACATTTGATACAGAAGAAGATAAAAACGATTTTATTCTTGATGTATGTAATGGATACAAGAGTAGATTAACTAAACAATAGCAATATAAAATTGGCAAAAAGCAAACAATTTTGCCTTAATTATAAACTTTAAAAACAAATAAGATATATGACAAAGAAAGAAAGAGTGCTATATCACAAACTAGCTGTATTATCTAATTTATTACTAATAGAATTAGATGAAATGAAACCAACAGCAGCAATTGGTGCAAACATGCATCAGAAGGCCAAAGAGTTTATTGAAGCACTAGAACCATTTCTAGTAGCAGCATATGACAGTGAACAAGTACGCTCAGGTACATACCTGACAGATGTATCTCACAAGGTAGATACAGTGATAAGAAAGAATTACGAACAAATACTAACCTAACATGAAAAAATTACTATTAGGAGCTCTACTACTATTGAGCATGTTTGGTTTCTCACAAGAGACACCGTTCGCAAGAAAATACAACTATTCTATTCTAGAGAATGAAACTACATTCACAAAGATAGATCTAACAGTGGTCTTTAATTACAAAGGAACTAAAGATGTTGTATTCTATCTTCCAGGAAGAGAAATCTATATGTATAGAATATCTAATGTAACAACAGGTAAAACAAAATCTGGAAATCCATATCAAGTATTTGATTGTATCAACGGTGATGGTGGTGAAGAGGTTACATTACAGCTATTTGATGATAATGTATTGAGAGTGTTTATGTACGGTGATTATGTAGAATATCACGAAAAATAATAGTTATGAAAAGATTTTTAATATACTACATGGCTAAAGACAATGAATCAGGTATAGATTCTGAAATCATTGTTAATGCTGATGATATGGAAAAAGCACTTAAGACATTTAAGAAAGAAATGAAGGGCTATAAATCATTAACAACAATAACAGAACTTACTTATGCTTAAATCAATAGAAACAGATGTAAACATCTATGATGTCACACTAACAGTTAGTGGTGATTATGAAGCTGAAGAACCAAGAGAGTTATATGATGGTAACATGGAAGGTTATCCAGGAAGTGGTGCTGAGTTTGATTTACAATCAGTAGAACTAGAAGGAATAAATATCATTGATTTACTCAATGATCGTGTAATTGAATTAATTAGAGAAAAAGTAATCGAAAATCAAAATTAGGAATTATGAAAGTAGTAAACGGAAAATGGCAAGACCAATATGGTGAGCCTATCAATCATTTTAATGCACCAAAGCTTATGGAAATAGGCCAAAAGGTGAAAGCAGTGTATGGTGAACAAATCACATCTAGTAGAATAGAACTTATCTCTTCTATTGTTAATCTTTCAGATAAAGAAGAAAGAAGTCTTGCTCATCTATTGAATAGAGATGATGTTAGTTTCTCTAAGTTAGCAGGTTTCTAATTATGAAACCAAAAGATCTTATAGGTAAAGAGTTTACATGTTTTGAATTTAAACCTACTGATAAAATTGTTACTTTTGACAAAACATATCAAGATTGTGTAGGAAAGACTGCTATTGTTAAAAGACTAAATAATGTGTTTCCACATTATGCTGAAGTAATAGTTCGTGTAAGTATTGGTAAACTAATGCATAGACATTATCCTACACAAATGATTATAGACCAGATTGAATATGAAAACAAATCTGTAGAAGAACTCCTTAATGACATGAAACAATTAACATCACAGATATGAGTAGATGGTACATTTTAAACAACAACAATAAACCAATTCCTGCTTCTATTACAGAAGCAGGAGACTGGTTAGAAGAGGGTTCAGATAGAAGAACAGTCAAACAAGATGAAATTGGTGATATATTAGTATCAACAGTTTTTCTTGGATTGGACCATTCTTGGACACCTGGAGGTAAACCAGTGTTATGGGAAACTATGATATTTGGAGGAGAACACGATCAATATCAAGAGCGTTATACATCTCATAAAGATGCTCTTGAAGGACACAAAAAAGCATTAACCTTAATAACAAAAGAATAATATGGCAAAACTAAACGAAGAAATTCAAAAAGTAATTGATAACGCTAGTGAAGTGTTATACAGAGAAGAGATCTACATCAACAGCAAACACGAGTATGATTATCATAAGCTTGAGGCTACAAAGAATGTAACTGTACATACATTATACTTCAGTGAAGATGAAGAATGGGGTGATGCATTTAAGAAACAAGTTGCTATGCAGCTTGTGGATAATGGTGATGGTATAGAAATCATTGGATCATGTACTAAGAAGGTTCTTAATTATCTTGAAGCAGAACAGCTTCATATATTGTTGAGACTTGCAAGTACACATTGTGTGTACCAGATTGCTGAACCAACACCTAAAAAAGATTTCTAATGTGGATGCCTGCAGAAATATCATTGTCAAGCTACCTACCTTCTGAATTGGAGGTAGGAATGCTTTTCGTTAATAGAATCTCTGTTGGTGTTATAGAACCTTACATTGAGCTATTTGAGCTTGAAGACATACCAGAAGACCCAGATGCATTTATGGCCAAGAATGGTGCTCCTGTAGAACTATTAATCATCAATAATGAAGGAGAACCAATTGCTTCACATGATGAAATAGGTTGGTGGGATGAAGGAGATGATTCTGATGAATACAGAGATGTTACACTAGATGATATAAACTATCTATTGAGAGAATTCGATGGATATGTAGATATTGAACTTGATGATGACGAAGATATTGTCTTAATAGAAGACAAAGTGGTTTTATCACTAGTACCAGATTATTCAGATGATGAATACTTACTAAACAAATCAGGAGAAGGAAGAGATGATTTTGAAGATTGGGATGAAACATTAGATGATGGATTAGAAGAATAACTAATTTTGTTATTGCAATAATAATATTTTTAATTATCTTTGTAAGCTATGAAATTTATAAATTATTTAGTTAGGTGGATATCGAATAATCTTGCAATGCCCTTCTGGGTTGTAGGACATATCCATCTATCTCTTAATATATATGAAGATTTGCATGAAATTTTAATTTCATTTGGGATGAATATCATAGTGGCAATAGGCTTTTGGCTAGATTGGAAAGATCATAAAAAAACAACGAGAGAATGAAGAACGTAATAATATATGACATAGAAACTATGCAAGAACTATTCTTAATAGTTTGTATGGTGCCTGGTAAAGCTGGTAAAAGCTTTCAAGTTTCTAAATGGAAGAATCAGTTAGATGCTTTCGTTAGATACACAGAAGCAAATCCTGATGCTTATTGGGTAGGTTATAATAATCTACGTTTTGACAGTCAGGTTGTTGAATGGATCTTGAGAAACTATGAGAATTGGCATGAGCTATCTAATCTAGAAATATGTGCTAAGATAGCACAGAAAGCTGCAGATGTTATTCATGATGCAAATTATGATGTCTTCCCTGAGTACAGAGAACACGAACTAACACTGAAACAACTTGATTTGTTTAAGATACATCACTACGATAATAAGAATCGTATGGTGAGTCTAAAAAGATTAGAGTTTGAGATGGACCTTGAGAACATTGAGGAAATGCCTATACATCACACCAAAACAAATATGACTAAGGAAGAGGTAGAACTTACCATAGACTATTGTTTTAATGATGTTGATGCAACTTATGAATTCTATAAAGTGACCCTGGGTGAGACCGATCACCCACTATACAAAGAAAACAACCAGATACAACTTAGACAAGATATCTATGAAGAGTTTGGTATTCCTTGTTTGAATTATTCAGACAGTAAGATAGGGGATGAAATGATCAAGAAGTACTATTGTCAAGAGAAAGGTATTGAGTATAGAGAACTTCCTAGAAAAGGATATTTCAGAAAGAATATAGATCTTAAGAATTGCATTGCTAAATATGTTGTCTTCCAGACACCAGAACTTAGTGATTTCTTAAAAAGAATGAAGAAGACTCAACTAGGTCTTCAAGATGATTTCAAAGAGGAACTACATTTCTATGGGAATGTATATTCTTTTATGAAAGGAGGTCTTCATACAGAGAACAAACCTAAAGTGTTTGAGGCTGATGAAGAGTACGAGATAATCGATTGGGATGTTAGTTCTTACTATCCTGCTATCATCATCAATAATGGGCAGTTTCCTGCTCATTTAGGTAAAGAATTCCTTAGGGGATACAAACAGATGTTTGATAAGAGATTGGAGCTTAAACCGCTAGCAAAGAAAGACAGAAAGATCAACGGAATTGTAGGAGCACTTAAACTTGCAGTTAACTCTGTGTATGGTAAGTCATCTGATATGCAATCATGGATATTTGATAGGCAGTTAACTATGTTCACCACTATAACTGGTGAGCTTAGTCTAATGATGCTTATAGAACAATATGAATTGAATGGCATACATGTGATCTCTGCAAACACAGATGGTGTAACTATCAGGATTAAGAAAGAGTTGATTCCTTTGATGCATCAGCTTAATGACTGGTGGTGCAATCTTACTCAATATGAGTTAGAGAGAATTGACTATTCCAAGATTATCTTTAGTACGGTTAATGATTACTTAGCAATTATGACCAATGGAGAGATTAAAAAGAAAGGTGATTTCCTTACTGATTTTGAATTACACAAGAATAAATCGGCAAGAGTGGTTCCAATTGCTCTTGAGCATTACTTTGTACATGGTACTCCTGTTGAGCATACTATTAGAAATCATACTAATTTATATGATTTTTGCATAAGACAGAAAGCAACTAGAAGCTTTCATTATGAAGGAACTAATAGATCTACAGGTGAAGTGACCCAGTACAATAAGTTAATTAGATACGTTGTGTCTAATACTGGAGAAAAGATATTTAAGGTGAAGAACCCTGAATGTCAAACCAGAGCTGCTGCAATTAGTCAAGTGGAAGCAGGTGAATGGGTATGTGAAGTGCGTAACTTCTTACCAAAGAATTCACCAGTTGACAATGTAAATTATGATTATTACATTGAGAAAGCTAATAGAATCATTACTAAAGTTATTACTGAAGGTAAAAGAATTAAAACAGTTTTTATACCTAATCAATTAAATTTATTTCAATGAAAGCAAAAGTAAACAGAGCTAACATTACCAGACATTTAATCGAGTATCAGCTTGATATGGTTGGTAAAAGACTAGTGGACACACTAGATGATGATATGTGGTACTTCAATTGGACCATGAATCAAGAACAACACGAGGAATTTAAGCGTTATTCTATTCCTCTAATTAAAAAAATCTTTAAATGTAACAAAGCAAGGGCTGAATCAACATTTGGTTGGTTCGATATGCAATTTGGCCTTCGCATTAAAAATTAAAAATTATGGAAACACCTAACATTATTTTAGTATTAGTTATATTGACATCTTTGGCAATATTAAGTTTTATATTATTAAAAATTTCAAACAAGGAATATCCTCCCAAAGAGGAAGAAATTGTACGTCCAAAGTTTGAACCTAGAAAGATGCATTATGTAGCTGGTACAGATCCTTATGAAGCTGAAAAGCCTAAAAGAAGATACAAGAAGAAAAGAAAAAAGAAACCAACTGTTGCAAATAATGCACAAGTTGAAAAAAGACCTGTTGGAAGACCTAGAAAAGTTGAATAATGGATTGGGTATTGGAGGATTGGGAATATCCTAATGACCATATCTATGCAATGGAAAAACACCATGATATGCAATTAGAATGGCAACAATGGGAAGAGGAGCAGGAACGTAAAAAACGTTTACCTGCAATTATAAAAGTAGTAACACCAATTTTAACAGATGAAGCTGAACGTAACACCAGAACAGTTCGAGGAGCTCATCAAACGAGGTTATAATCTTGATGTAATATTCTTATTAAAGTTGATAGACGATAGGTTTGATGTTTCACCACTATGTGATGGAAGTATGAAGATCGCATCTGTCTATCATTCTTTGATAAGGAAAGGACTTATAACACCAGATGATGAGAAGATCACAACATTAGGTAGAGATTTATTAGACTTCATGAACACTAAAAGTACAGGAAGAATAATAAGAAGAAAACCAGCCAGTACAGATTTTGAGGAATGGTGGAAAGCTTATCCAGGTACTGATTCATTTGAGTATAAGGGTAAATCTTTTAAAGGTACTAGAGCACTCAGACTATACAAAGAAGACTGCAGACTGAAGTTTGACAAGATAATACTAGAAGGAGAATATACAGCTGCACAGCTTATAGCTGCTTTGAACTTTGAGATCACACAGAAGAAAGAAACTTCTATCACTACAAATAGTAATAGACTAACATTCATGCAGGGATCTTCTGTATATCTAAACCAGAGATCATTTGAACCATTCATTGAACTAATCAATGAAGGAGCTAAAGTGGACATTGCACCACAGAAACCAACAGGAGGAACAGACATATGAGTTTTGAATTATTAAAAGCAGAGGTTGATAAAGGCCTTCAAGGTAAGAACGGTGGAATCCCAATGGGATTTGATAGACTGAATAGATATGTAGGTATCCGTAAGGGTATGTATTATCTAGTAGGTGGACTTACAGGTTCTGGTAAGACATCATTCATTGATGATGCTTTTGTTTTGAATCCTGTTGATTGGGCTATGTCCAAAGAAGGAATAGCTTCAGGAGTGAAGGTGAAGGTGTGGTATAGATCTATGGAGAGAAGTAGAACTTACAAGATGGCCAAGTGGGTAGCTCGTAAGATATTTCTGGACCAGGGAATCATCATTCCTGTAGGTAAGCTGTTAGGTTGGACTGAGAAGATGACTAAAGATGAACATGATCTATTCTTATATTATGAAGACTATATCAATCATCTTAGTGAAATTGTTACAATCATTGATGGACCAGAGAATCCTGTAGGTATAGCAAAAGATCTTAAGAAGTATGCATTAGAGAGAGGTTCTATTGAACAACTTGATGAATACAACAAGATTTATGTTCCTGAGGATCCAAATGAAATAACTATGGTGGTTATTGATCATATTGGTCTTTTAAAACTTACTACTACACAACCTACAAAGAAACAGGCTATTGACAAAATGTCTGATGAGCTGAGATATGCCAGAGACTTCTATGGATATTCACCAGTGGTAGTTAGCCAGTTTAATCGTGACATCTCTAATCCTGCAAGGATAAAGAATGGAGATGTAGAACCTCAACTAGAAGATTTTGCAGACAGTTCAGCAACACAGAATGATGCTGATGTTGTTATGGCATTATTTGATCCTATGAGGTATAAAGTGGCTGATCCAAGTGGTTATGACCTTGATAAGTTAAAAGATGATTATGGAGCTAAATACTTCAGAAGTCTTAGACTAATCAAGAATTCTTATGGAGAAGATGATGTGCGTATTGGTCTTGGTTTCTTAGGCCAGATTGGAATGTTCAAGGAATTAAATAAGAAAAAAGATATGACTGATGCAGATTATGAATCAGTTGTTAATAAAACTTGGTTTCTTAGATAAAATTTATTGAATAATATTTGGTAGTTTGTAAAAGATACCTTAACTTTGTAATAAAATTTTATATTATGAAGACAGGTATCATTTACACACTCTCACATCCTATAACCAAAAAAGTTGTTTACGTAGGTAAAACAATCAATACGTTAGAAACTAGACTATATGGTCATATTGGAGACAGTAAAAGGCACAATAGAAAGATCTGTAAATGGATAAGTAAATTAACTTCTGAAGGATTAATACCATTGATTGAAGAGTTGGACTCTTCTTCTGAAGAAGATTTAGCTAGATTAGAAATATTCTATATTGAATTATTCAAAGCTTGGGGATTTGATTTAAAAAATCATACTGATGGTGGAGAAGGATTAATAGGTTTCAATCATTCAGAAAAATCAAAATTATTAATGTCAAAAGAAAGAAAAGGAGAAAAAAATGCTTTTTATAACAAGACTCATTCTCAAGAAGCAAAAGACAAAATATCAAAGGCAAACAAAAATAGAAAAATGTCTGAAGAGTTTTGTAATAAGAGAAGTCAATACATGAAAGCTAATCCTATAACAAAAGAAACTTATCAAAAAATAGCAGAGACTAACAAAATAAAAGTTGCCCAATATGATCTTGATATGAACCTTGTAAAGATACATGATTCAGCTGCTGATGCATGTAGAGATTATCCTGAACTTTCAACTGGACACATATCTAGTTGTTGTAAAGGTAAGAGAAAAACACACAAAGGGTTTGTGTGGAAATATTATTAATGTTTAAAACAAATAAAAACCATGACAACAGTAGCAAAATTAGGAATTGGATTTAGACAATGGCAAAAAGATTGGCAAAGTTATGAAGAAACAGGAAAGAACAAACCTGTATCCTATGATGAGTTCATAGCTCCTTTTTTAGAAATGGAAAGACAAGAATTAAAAGATGCCTATTTACGAGGTATTGAAAATTATGATCCAACATTTAAAAAATAAAAAACATTGGTATGTTCAAAGAGCTTCCTAGAAAGAAAGACATCACAGATGCTGATTATGAAGCTATTACTAACAAATCATATTTTCTTAGAGAATGAAACTAGATGAATTATTAGAAATTAGATCTGAACTAAAGAGATTTTCAGATACATTGGATGAAGCTATTAAGTTGGCTAAACAAACAGAAGGATACACTTCTTATGATGGAATGCTTTTAGGTAAGCAGGATATTTCTGGTACCAGAATGTCAGGAGCTGTTAAGAGAAGAGCTTTAGATCTTAAATACTATTTAACAAAGAAGCTATGACAATAAGAGATAAGAGGCAAAAAGAGTTTGCTGATATGTGGATAAGACATGGCAAATTTGGAATTCTAAATCTATGTCCTAGGTTTGGTAAGATTAGAACTAGCATACATGCTCTAAAGAAACTGAAGCCTGAGAGCATATTGATTGCTTATCCAGATAACAAGATTAGAGATGCTTGGCAAGCTGATTTTGAAGAATTAGGATATGATGACAGCATTGTCACATACACCACACATCTCTCTTTAAAGAAGTATGCTGATCAGAGCTTTGATGTTGTAATCATTGATGAAATACATCTATTGAGCGAGGCTCAAATAGAAGTGTGTAAGGAACTGTTTATTAATAATGGACAGATCCTTGGTCTAACTGGTACATTATCCAGTTGGACAGAAAGAACCCTTGAAGAAGAATTAGATCTTCATGTACTAGCAACCTATCCAATTGAAAAAGCAATTGAGGAGGGAGTTATAGTTGATTATGAAATCCATGTTATTAGAGTGCCATTAGATAATGTAACACTAATTGATTACAAGGGTAAGAAGAAGACTGAAAAGAAACAGTTTGATGCTCTCACCTGGGTAGTTAATAAGTTACAGAACAGTGGATCTGATACAATGTTTATGCGTCTTGCTAGAATGAGACTGATACAATCATCATTGGCCAAGGTGAAAGCAACAAGAGCGTTGCTAGAGAAACATGCTGATGAGAGAGTGTTAGTATTCTGTGGTGTTACCAAGATAGCTGACAGTCTAGGAATTCCTTCCTATCATAGTAAGTCTACTGAGAAACAACTCTTTGAAGATTTTGCTGAAGGTAAAGGTAATCACCTTGCTGTTGTGAAGATTGGTAATACAGGTGTAACGTATAAACCCTTAGACAAGGTGATCATAAACTATTTTGACAGCAATGCAGAGAATCTAGCACAGAAGATAAATAGATGTATGGCAATGGAGTATAACACTCCTGATAAAAAAGCACACATTTATATCGTCAGTACTACTGAACCTACAGAGCTGAAGTGGTTATCAAAGGCCTTAGAATTCTTTGATAAAAACAAAATAAAATACATATAATATTTGACTTTATTGAATATTATTCGTATATTTATAGAATAAAACTAATATTAATAATTAAAGCAAGTAAAACAATGGCAAGCAAATTAGTAGGGATTGTTGGTGCAACTGGTACTGGAAAGAGTACAGCAATTAAGCATCTAAATCCAGAAGAAACGTACATTATTAACGTTGCAAAGAAAGAGCTTCCTTTCAAGGGAAGTGAAAAGCTTTACAACGCAGAGAACAAGAATTACAAAGAAATAGAAGATGCTAACGAGATCTCTCGTTTGTTAAAAACTATCTCTGAGAAAGCTCCTCACATTAAGAACATTATTATTGAAGACTCTAATTACATTATGGGATTCAATATGGTGGCAAAAGCTACAGAAGTAGGATTTACTAAATTTAGTCTTATGGCTAGAGACATGGTGGATCTATTTAGAACAGCTAGACAATTACGTGATGACATCACTGTATTCTATTTAACTCACCCAGAAACTATTGAAGATGGTGGAGAGATTATAGGATACAAGATCAAAACTGCAGGTAAGTTGATTGATAACCAAGTGTTATTAGAAGGATTACTAACTGTATGTCTTTACACACTCGTAGAAGAGAACAAAGATGGAACAGCTAGTTATCAATTTGTAACCAATCGTTATAGAAAGATGCCTGCAAAGAGTCCAGATGGTATGTTTGCAGAAACAAAAATACCAAACAACTTACAACTAGTAGTAGAAACATTAAATGATTATTATAACTAAAATTAAATTAAAATGAGTAGTATCGGAGGAAAAAAGAGAGAAAACACAGGTGGTGGAGATTTCGGAAAAAAAGTGGGTTTGTTTGAAGCAAACGTAATTGCAATTAATCCAACAGCAGAAGAGTTTAAAGACATTCTGGGTATGGAACTTAAAGAAGACAGCAAAGCTGCTGAGTATTTAGGTGAAACTAAAGATGGTAATAGCTATCTACGTGTTGATGTATGGTTACAGAAGGTTAATTCTGATGACAAGTTCAAAACATCATTCTTCTTAGAAGATAAAGAACGTGAGAACAAAGATGGATCTAAGAAACAATATATCAATTCTATTGGTATGTGTTCTTGGGCTGCAGATGAAAATGATCTTGCTGAATGGTTTACTAAAGGAAGAGATTTCAGAGTGGCTTATACAGGTGAAGAAGATCTTTATAATTTCATGCGTACATGGTTAGCTGATCTTGATTATCGTGATTCAGAAACTGTTCTACAATTAGAATGGAAGAAGTTGATGAGAGGTAATGTAAAAGATTTGAAAGACCAAATCGATGGTGAATGGGCTAAATCTATTGTAGCTCTTGCAACTGTAATAGTTAAAGAGAAAGATGGAGAGTCTAAAGAATACCAAGGAATATATAATAAAGCTTTCTTAGGTGGTTATACATTGAAACAATTTAGACTTGTTGATTATGGAAATAAGAAAACACAAGAGGGGCTTAAGAATAAGAAACCTAAAGAGTTGAAAGCTTACGAAAAGTTTGTTGTAAATGTTATAGGTGAGTATGGTTGTAAAGATTATTACACATTCAAAGACCTTCAGGATTATAATGCAGATGATAACTTAGTTGCTTCTGATGCATATATATCTGATGAGGGAGATGATTATTAATTCAATTAATTGTTGATAAGAGCCCTCATCAGAAATGGTGAGGGTTTTTTATTTTAAAGCTATGATACAAGGAAGAAAAAAAGTAAAATTAACACCTGATAGCATACTAGATAAGATATCTGAATATGATATTTATAAATTCTATATGCCACATCAGAATTGGAAAATAAATGTAGTTACTTATTCTCCCTTTAGAAATGAAAAGAATCCATCATTCATTATAGGATATAGAGGAGGAGCATTGAGATATTGTGATTTTGGAGATTCCAGCAAGAAAGGTGGATGTTTCAATTTTGTAATGATGTTATTCAATGTAAATCTTAACGATGCCTTACTAATGATTGATAGAGATTTTGACCTAGGGATTATCAGTGGGTCCTCTACAAAACAATATGAGAGGATTGTTTCTGATTATGCACAACCAACAGCTACATCTAAACGTGAATTCTTTATTCAAGTGAAGACTAGAAAGTTTACTAACGAAGAGTTGGCCTATTGGAATGGGTATTATCAAGACATAGATGATCTTAGAGCTAACAATGTGTATTCAATAGACACTGTCTATCTAAACAAACAGAAGTTTCCTATTAAGGACTCTGAGTTGAGGTTTGGTTATTTATATGAAGGCCATTGGAAAATCTACAGACCATTTGCTGATAAGAAGAATAAGTGGATGCCTAATAATGTGCCTATTACTATGATGGATGGACTAGATGACATCAAAGACTGTGATGTAGCATTCATCAATAAGAGTAAGAAGGATTACATGGTGATGAAAAAGATCTACCCATGTTGTTGTGCAGTTCAGAATGAAGGTATGGGATGTTTCTCTGAAGAGAACGTTGAATACATCAAGGAAAATTCTGAAAGACAAATCTTAAGCTTCGATAGTGATGAGACTGGTGTAAAAAATTCTCAAATGATAACTGATAAGTTTGGATTTGAGTATTGCAATGTACCTAGACTCTATCTAGATGAAGGAATTAAAGATTGGGCTGATCTAGCACGCATACATGGACTAAAGACTATAGAGAAATATTTAACACAAAAAGAAATAATATGAATTGGGATAATTTTAAACATCAGTTTCATCCATCTTGGCATGCTAAGATGAGGCCATTCATAGAGAGTGAACAGTGTGATAAAATTTATGCATTCCTGAAAGCAGAAAGTAAGAGAGGTAAGAAAGTTGCTCCTCTATCTATGCATGTATGGAGATGCTTTAAAGAAACATCACTAGATGATCTTAAAGTGGTAATGGTTGGTATGTGTCCATATCACACATTCAAGAATGATCTTCCTGTAGCAGATGGATTACTAATGGGATGTTCTATTACAGAACAAGTACAACCTTCATTAGGTCAATTCTATGGAGCTATGGAGAGAGAATTCTACGATGGGCTAAACTTGAATATTATAGAGAATCCAGATGTAAGCTTTTTAGCTCATCAGGGAGTGCTAATGTTTAATGCGGCATTAACAACAGAGATGAACAAAGCAGGAAGTCATATGGAAATATGGGAACCTCTTGTGAAATATCTGTTTGAGGAAATTATAAACCACTTAGGTGTTCCTATTATATTTTTAGGAAAGGACGCTGCGAAGTACAAAAAATACACAGGTATATTTACACATGTATTTGAAGTGTCTCATCCAGCTAGTGCTTCCTATAAATCAATAGATTGGGATACAGAAGGTGTGTTTAGTAAAGTGAATAGATTATTAGAAGAAAACAATGGGTTTAGTGTTCAATGGTTAGATGTTGACCTGCCCTTTTAAAAACTTAAAGCTATGATGGGAAGACCAAGAATTTATACAGAAGAAGAAGCAAAAGAAAGAAAAAGAGTAAGACAGAAAGAGTATTATAAAACTTATTATTATTTAAATAAAGAGCAATATATTAAAGCTTCAAAGAAATATAGACACACTGAAAAAGGAAAAGCAGCTTTAGAAAGAGCAAGAAAAAAAGAAAGAGATAATTTATCAGATAATTATATTGTTCAACTATTAGCATGTAATTTATATAATAATGGAAAACATTCTTTAGATAGAAAATCTGTACCTAAAGAAGTGATAGAAATGTCTAGACAGACAATATTAGCAAAAAGACAATTTAAACTATTAAATAATTAAATCATGAACACAAATCAAAAATTAAAAAAAATTGAAAGAAAAACTTTCAAAATGGGAAACAAAGCATATGAAACATATTCTAAAACAGGAAGTTTAAATGCTTTAAAAGGATCTATAGATGCATATAGAACAACTATGCAATCTGTAAGATATCAATTAATTTTCAATAATTTGAAAAAGTAGAAAACATGGAAAATCAAATTATTAAAGTGGATCATCTACAAGTAGGTGATGAAATTATTTATGCAAGTAATGGTAGTCTTAGAAGAATAAAGATTATCAGACCTCTTCAATTAGCTAAGAACAGACAATGGGGTGGTATGTACAGTAGTACTAAAGTGGAAGTCTTAAATACACATGACCTACATGATACTACACCAATTAGAACAATGTACCAAGATCTTAACTATAAAGACCTTTGGTTGATCAAAAGAGAAACAATTTAAAACTAGAAAGATGATATTAGAAAAACAGACAGAAGCAAACGTCCTAACAGAAGGACAATCACAAGAATCAATTGGAATGTCCCTAGACTTAGATTCTGCTCAAGTATTGATGCAGATGTTAAGTAAGAATTTATATTCTGATGATATAGGCTCTGCTATCAGAGAATGTGCATCCAATGCACTAGATAGCCATAGAAGAGCTGGAGTGGACACTCCTATAATTGTATCATTTAAACCATCTGCAGCAAGTAACTATGAGTTTTGTGTAGAGGATTTTGGTATTGGTCTTGATGCTGATGATGTAAAGAACATTATCAGTAAATATGGTAAATCAACTAAGCGTGACAGTAACACTGAGCTTGGTATGATGGGATTAGGTTTCAAAGCACCTCTTGCTTATTCATCTAGTTTCTACTTTGTATGTAGAAAAGATGGAATGGAACGTAAGTATATGATGTATGAAGGAGAAGATGTAAACACAATTGATCTTTTACATGAGGTGCCTACAACAGAGGGTAATGGTGTAAAAATCATTATTCCTGTTAGATATCAAGATGCATATCAGTTTCGTAAAAAGATTAAAGAACAACTATGTTATTTCGAAAGTGTTTATTTTGATGTACCAGAAGATTCTACAATCACTAATGATTTTGTTATCTCTAGACATACACATTTTCAGTTCTCTGAGATGAGTACAGATGATAAAGTGCACATTTGTTTAGATAATGTGTATTATCCTCTTGACTTTGAGAAACTAGGAATAGATAGAATTGACTTCCCTGTAGGTCTTAGATTCTCATTGAGTGATGGACTTTATCCAACACCAAATAGAGAATCTTTGAGATATACACAAGAGGCCAAACAAATCATCTTAAGTAAGCTTAGTAATGTGGCAGATTATTTTGTCAACAAATATAATGAGCAACTAGGTGAAGGTAATGATATAGCATCTGTAATCAATCATCTTGAGAAGAATGGTCATAGACTTACAATGCCTAATGGTACACCAAGAACAATTGATGACTTCATTAAATTTTCTACAATAAAAGTTTCTATTCCAGAAATAGATGGTGTTAAGCTAATCAACTTTCCTTCTTTGTATAAAACATACAAACAGAACATGTTGAATGATGCATTTCCTTCTAATTTCTTATTGAGATATAAGAGAATGTCCAATACAGACAAACACTATTCATGGGGTTATAACTTAGAATCTATATGCAATGGAAGTGCTAAAGTGTGGGTATATAATGATAGAATTCCTGGTATTAAGAAAGATTATCTAAGAGCTACATGTAAAGAAAGTGAATACAATTTTATTGTTAAACGAGCTTCTCCTATGAAATTAGGAATTCCTGCTAAGTTTGACATTAAAACGTACTACCACTTGTTACATCTTAAAGACTATCCAAAATCACAATGGAGAGCTGTTATTAAAGAATATCAACACATTATGTCTTTGGTAGAAGATCAATTTATTGATCTTGATGAATTAGTTGTACCACAAGCATTCGTTGATAGTAAGAAGAAAGCTAAAGTAGCTGCTATTTCTACAGGAAGTACTAAAAGACTTAAGATACAGGGAGAGATTGTTTGTAAGAAAGGTGTAGAGTTGATGAGATGGAATGATGGTAGAAAGTGTAAGTTTGATTCTCAGCTATATAAGTTAGAAGATCTTGAAAGTGCTAAACACTTAAAGGTTTATGCTCATCACGATGACTATTTAAAGCTTGATGCTTTATATGGTGTTATGGGAAAACAGAAGATGGAAGTAATTACATTTTCTTCTAGAGAACTTAAAATAGTTGAACAATTAGAAGTACACAATTTAATATCATATGACAAATTTATGGAAGGGAAAAACGCACCATTCAAGAGAATAATAACATCAATGTTAATCAATGACATGATAAGTAAATACAGAAGTGTGTTTGAGAAAACTGATATTATAAGATATGTATCTTCAGATCTTGCTGACAAATTAAAAGCTATGTCTGAATACAAAACTGTTAATTATCACGATCACACTGGTGATTTGAAAGCAGCTATGTTAGAAGTGGCTCAAGAGCACAATCTGTTTGATCAGAACATCTATCCAGAATACTTACAGATGTTAGAATTATTTGAGAAACTTTCATTCTTACAACCATTGTGTTCAAGAATGGGATATTTCAATGAAGAAGATGCTATGGTAAATGTAATGACTGACTTATTCAAGTATTACAAACACAGAGTGAATTTTAAACACTACAACATTAGAATCAATGAGGAAGTGTTAACAGAAGAAGACGTAGAACAATTAATAAACTAACTATGGCAAAGATAAGTGATTGTTGTGGTGCATATTCAGAATATGCAGATGACATAGATTTATGCCCAGCTTGTATGGAACATTGTGAGTTCTGGGATGATGAAGAAGAAGAATAAACAGAGGGACATTCGTGTCCCTCTTATTAAAAAGTAACAATTAATTAATAAATAAAAATCATGAGTAACAAATTTTTAAGTCTTGACTGGTTCAAGCAAACTGCAGAAAATGCAATAGCTAAAGTGGTAGCTAACAAGTTAGAAAGTCTAATGGAACAAGAGGAAGCTCCTGTACAACAATCGTATGTAAAACCATACACCAACATTAAATTAGTAAATAATACACTAACTATAGTGTTATCAAATGGAGACATTCTTACTAAGCCTGGAGCAACAGAAGATGATTATCATGCCATTATTAATGCAAGAAGTGTACATGAAATCTATGCTGTAATTGCTTCTCGTGAAGTGTTAGAAGATGTAGAGAAGGTTAGAGCTGAAGCAGCTAGAATCAAAGCTTTACAACAGGGTATAGAAATACTTGGTTGTCTAAATGATTTCAGAGTGGAAGGTACTTCTGTATATCTAACTGGTACATCTAGAAGTATGCCTCAGATATTAGTTGAGGAATTTATTAGAGTGGTAGACAGAGTGGCTGATGAACCATCTCAAGAATTGTTCAGTGATCAATTGAATCAAGATGATGAGTATGTAGCATTGAAGAACTTCTTCATGTGGTGTTGTTTAAACCCAAGAGCTGAAGTGGCACATGAGTTATACAGATTCTTGAGTGAGAATTCATTTAGAATCACAAGACAAGGTTTTGTTGTAGCATTGAGAAATGTTGTGACATTACATGGATCTCCTGAATTAGTTCACTTCATCAGTAATACTTACAACAAGGTGAAAGCTGTATGGAAGAAGAATCCAGCTGA